GTCTCTCTGGCAGAAAACACAAACGAATCCAAATGGCACGCGTCTATGGAGTATGTTACACTCTCCATGACTACACACCAGCATCTGTACTGGACATCCAAGGATGTGTGGGAAAGCAAGGAATAGCCTATGTATGCTTCGGACGTGAAACATGTCCAACAACCAACAGACCTCATCTCCAAGGATACTTGCAGATGAAATCGAAACCAAAGTATGACAGGATGAAATCAATATTCGGGAATGCACACTTTGAAATCGCTAAAGCAGAGAGTGGACCGAATGAGAAGGAGTTAGATGGAATATTTGGAGAACCATACACAGCCATTGGTTATTGTATGAAGGATGGAGACTTCTGGGAAGCCGGAAATCGTGTACACATTGATGCTGCAAAGAAAGGTCAGAGAAGTGATATTGATGCTGTCAAAAAGGCAATAGATGAGGGAAAGACATATGATGACATTTGTGACGAACACTTTGACACGGCTTCGCGTATGCATAGATTCATTAAAGAACGGGTACAGGCCAGGGATTCAACAAAGCAGCTCAACTCATTGAAGGAGCACTACGAATCATCTTTACTGAGGCCATGGCAGCAAGCTCTACTGGACATATGCCAGGAGGAAGCTTGCCCGAGGAAAATCCATTGGATATGGGAGAACGGAGGGAATGTGGGGAAGAGCTGGATGACGAACTACTTGGGAGCCTGTCTTGGAGCGACGATCTTGACGGGGGGAGAGAAGAAACGAATGGCGTACATCTTCGCACAGAATCCGAGTGGGATAGTCATTTTCGATCTATCACGGACGAACGATACGTCGGAGGACACGCGGAAGCATTACCTGGATGGTATCTACAGCCTTGCGGAGGACTTAAAGAATGGACGAGTAACCAGTACAATGTACGACCCGAAGACAATCTTCTTCAAGACACCACATGTGATCTTTTTCGCGAACTTTGAGCCTGACTATACCAAATGGTCTGCAGACCGGTATAATGTCATTGGCCTTTAATCCTTCGACTTGAAGAACGTTTCATACGTAAGCTCATCCAAAGAGCAAGAGTTGAGCACCGGAGCGGTGCCAACCAAGAGATTAGTAAACGTGTATGCAACAAGCCCATATGTCCAATCCTTTAGATACTTTGAAGGGTCAACAGCATTATCAAGACCTTGCATGTTACTAAGATCAGGAATACCCTCTTGATAAACCACCTTAGGGATTTTCTTTGACAATGGAATAGACCATGTGAATGGCATAGTATGCTCAGCGTATGAGCCAGACATAGTATTCGCATTGAAATAGACCACATTTTCCGTTATGTAGGTTGTGTCCGTATTGCCCACGATACTAACACCGGGAGTGTCCCAGTAAGTACCAGTAGCATTATTAGCACTCGTACCACCAGGCTTAGACTGAGGTAAATAGTGATTGCCAGTATGCTTAGATGTCTTCAAATGGAAATCCTTTTGAGCAAGCAGTGTGTAATTTGTCCAGCAAAACTTATCAACTAACTTACACTGGGTCAAGCCCATATACATAAGAGAGGTAGTAGGGGCCGGTGTACCCTGAGCCCATTTGACTAACATAAGCCGCACAGTAGTGTCAGGAGAATACACATAATTCCTGAGCACACCACGCAACAGCAGAGTCTTGGGATAAATGACATTACCACCAAAAGTCCCACCGATAAAAGCACCAGGGACAGCATTAGTCTCCCCTCCCATACAAAGATAATAACCATTAAGTCCAGTAGCGGCATTGTAGGTGCCGACGCGATGGAACAAGTTCTGATTTAGAATCTGGACCTCATTCGACGCAAGCCCCTGAAGGCCGTTCTGCGAATAGACAACCTTCTTGGTGGGTACCTTCTGACGGATGATACGCGAGACCGCACGGGAAAACGGCGACTTAGGCGACCTCTTACGAAACGAGCTACGCGATTTCTTATGGAAAACATACGGCATTTCCGGAGAGGGTGAACCAATCACTTAAATAGAGCTTGGTTCTTGGTTCTAGGTGGCGGGTAATACTAGGGCCGCCACCTGGAACCGTTGCGTTTTTAGCGCAGGGAGCATTTTTTTCAAAAATCATCAGTCCTGGCCGACTCCGAGCCGATGCGGTTAGGGGCAGACGCTGTACAAACTACGTAGTTTTTTTTTTATTCTATTTTGGGCGAATTAGTTTTATTTTGTCTATATATACTGGGTCTCTCTGGCAGAAAACACAAACGAATCCAAATGGCACGCGTCTATGGAGTATGTTACACTCTCCATGACTACACACCAGCATCTGTACTGGACATCCAAGGATGTGTGGGAAAGCAAGGAATAGC